TTGAAGCCTTAGAAACTGCTAAAAAACAAGTGGAGGACTTGACCGCTAAGGTTAATCGTACTGAGGATGAAATCCGTGATTCAATCAAATCCGAATTCACTCCTGAAGGTTCAAAACGTTCAGACAAATCTCAAACCGGAAAAGAAACTCCCGGTGGAAGATTCGCTCCTGAATCCACTCAGGCAAAACAAGCAATGATGAAAACAGGATCTGATATCACCATTGAAGAGGTTAATTAAATTTTCAAAAACAAAATACTAAATACTACTTAAATGGCAGCTTATTCATTTGCAACCAACACCTTCACAGGGGAAGACGTTAAAGGATTTGTATCCTCTTCTCTTCTAGATAACGACACCGTTACTAGAGAGCTCGTGACCGTTCACGAAAACGTAAAGAAACGGATGGTTATTAAAATCACAGACGATGAGGTAAAACTTCAAACACCTAGTGATGCATTCGTTGATCAAAACACTTCAGCACAAGGAGATGAAAAGTACCTTGATCCTGTGGCTTTTGAATTCATGAAACAAGAAAGTTGGAAAAACTTAGTTGCTTCATGGTTATCTCGTGAACTTAAACCGGGTGAGCTTCAAAACTATGACGGTGTAACTGATTTAACAGACTTCCATGTAAATCGTTGGAAAAAGAAAATCGCTATTGCTCACAACCGTTTATATTGGTTAGGTAAAGCCTCTGTTGAAGAAGCAACTTTCGCGGCTGCGTACACTGGATTACTTCCAAAATTGATTGCCGGTTCTGATGTTTTTAAAACCAAACTGTCATCTACTCAAATTTCTTTCTCCGGTATTGCTATTTCTTCAGGTATTGCTACCGTTACTCACGCAGCTCCAGCCGGAACTTTCCGCGATGGTGATGTTGTGACCATTACTGCAACCACTACACAACAAACTGCTGAGATCACTCCGGATATTTTTGGAGTTGCAACCAACGTGTCAATCATAGGCCGTTCTTATATTATCAACAACTGTACTGCAACTACTTTCGTTCTTTTCCGTAACGTAAATAAAGCTCAAACCAAACGTACCAACGCAACATTCGCCACTCCTAACTCAGCAGGTGGAGCAATGCAATTTGTTAACGTTTCTAACGTGGCCACTGTCCTTTCTTCAATTTATGCTCAAATGGATTACACTTCTGAGAATAGCGATGCTAATTTCAACATCTGTATTCCTTTGCATATTGCCCGTGCCTATCAAACTAAGCAAGGTGAACTTGGAGTAAATCAATTAGGAGCTTTAGCAGTTCCAAAAACAATTGACTACAACGGTATGAAATTACAGGTAATGCCTTTCTTCCCAGGTAACACTATTTTAGTTGCTGAGAAAAAGAATCTTCACTTAGGTACTGACTTACTTTCTGACGAAAACAGCTTGGAAACTGTTAACCTACGTAAAACTACATTAGACCAATATGTTCGTACCAAAGCAGGTATGGCCTCTGATGGTAACTATGTAAATGGTCCAGAAATCCAACTTGTTTATCCATCCGCTTAATCACCTTTTAATTACTTAAAGCTATGCCAACGCTGTGCGAAAGAATACAAAATGACTTCATCATCGATTGCGATAACCCCATGATCGGAGGTATCGATGACTTAATTGTCCTGTACAATATTGATGAAGTAACCGAAACACTCGATCCGTTAAACCCTCAAATAATTACCAATCTTACACCTGCAGTAGGTAAGAGATTGTATATGTTCGAGGGAACAAACAATGGCTTTAACGCCACTGCCAAACAGGTCGAGACAAAGAACGGTCCACGATACGTCCATGATGTGAACTTTACAATCTCCGGAAATAGCACGACAATTAAAAAGACCATTCATCAAATGGGCTATGGTCGTGTAAAAGCAATTATCTTCAATAACTACAAAACAGGTGATTCAGGAATTGAATGCCTTGGTTATGTTCATGGATTGCAAACTAAGGAAGGAACGGAACGTAATACTGGCGATCAGGATACAGGAGGTGGATATAAAATCATGTTAGGTACTCCAAAAGATTTGTTGGAACCTAATTGGCCTAAGTCTGTAGCCATTAACTCTACTACCCCTGTTGCCACTCCGGGAACTGTTACCCCTACAGGTTCAACAACAGGTGGAACACTTGCCGCAGGTGCGAAGTTCTATAAGGTAACTGCTTTAAATGATAATGGTGAAACACTTCCATCAGCAGAGGCGACCGTTACCACTACAGGTTCAACTTCATCTGTTGCTTTAGCTTGGGCGGCAGTATCCGGAGCGACTAAGTATCGTGTATATCGTGGAACCACTACCAATAACGAGAACGTTTATTATGAGGTATTGACCAACTCATACACAGATATCAACGCTGCGCCAACTGCAAGCGGAACTCCTCCAACTGTTAATACTACCGGAATCGGAGTAGCTGACTACAGTACTACACGTGCAGCAATATTAGACTTGGCCGCTTAATAAACTGAACGTTAAAAATATTGGGGCAGCGGTTGTAATAGTACCCCTGCCCCTTTTTATTAAAAAATTATGATAGTGGATTACGATTGGATCAAGTCACAATGGATATTAATTGCAAATAGAGACAAGGAAGCTTTAAAAAAACTATCTGAGATCTACCACACAATTACCGGCGAAAAGATTGATTTATTCGGATGTGGATCCTGCATCACAAAAGCTTATACCGAAGTATCAAAGCATTTATTTTTAAAAGATATGGCAAAGAAATTAAAAGCCGGCCAGTCCGGTAAAAAGTACATCCTTAAAGAAGGTAATCATGTTTTGATTCCCGGAGGTTCCACTTATAATAACCTTAATCTAACCGATGAACTTGCTGAAAAGTACATTAATGAAAACCCGAATTTAAAAAAACTGTTCGTTCAACTTCCTGAATAATGGCCAAGACCTATTTACCTGACATTAAGCGTAGGGTTATCAATCGCGAAAACCAGAATTACGGTATCATTAATAATGATGCTGATAATGCCTATAAGCAAAGGGTAATAGAACTTATTGCGGCCTCTCCGACTGCAAAAGATTGTTGGGATAAACGAACTGACTTTTATCATGGCCAAGGTTTTGAAGATAAGGATTTTGCAAAAGCCGTTATCAATGATCGCGGTCTTACCGTTGCAAAACTTCTTAGGTCCACAGCACGTGACAAAGCTGTATTAAGATGCTTTGGAATCCATATTAATTACAATGCTAATTATAAAATATGCTCTATTAATTTTGTAAAAGATGAAGATGTCCGGATGGGTCAAACCAAAGGGATATTTAATAATACTTATAAAATATATAAAGATTGGGGAAGAAAAACCGGAACCAACATTCTTACGCAGCGTATTTGCATCTTACCGAAATTCGATCCGGATCCTGAAGTTATAAAACAACAGGTAATTGATGCTGGAGGATGGGATAAGTATAAAGGTCAACTTTATTATTTCAATCCGGAAGTAGATGATTATTCACTGGCCACTTGTGATTCTGTTTTGGAGGATATTGAAACTGAAGCCGGTTTAAAAATATTTGCAAACAGATCTGTTACAACCGGGTTCATGCCTTCCTCAATAATCTTCATGAAAGCAAGACGGGAGGTTGAAGATTCAAACCCTGAAGCTGAAGAAAGTGACGATTACGAAGTTCCATCACAACTGTCTAAAGATCTCGCAACCTTCCAAGGTGCTGAGAATGGTTTAAAAACAATGGTTATCGAGTATGAGGATGAAGATCAAAAACCTGATGTCCATTCTTTTGAGATTAAATCCGTTGATAAACTTTTTGAGGTAACAACCGAAACTGTTGAGAACCGAATTATAAAAGGTTGGTCCATGCCTCGCGAGCTTTCGAACACTTTAAAAGTATCCGGACTTTCCAACGGATCTGAAAAGAAAGAGGCAATTATCCAGTTTAACGATGATACCAAGGGAGATCGTGACGAACTTTCAGAAGCATTTAAAGAAATATTTTCTCTATGGTGGCAGCCCATCAACCCATCCGGAAATTATGATATCGTTCCTACACCTGCAAAAGTGGTTGAGGATAGCCTTGGTAAAACTTCCGGTGCAAATATTAACGAACTACTTCTTTCAAGCCTTCCAAAACAAGTTAAGTTAAAAACACTTGTTTACGTATATCAAATGAATGAAGATGAAGCATCTGAATTAGTTGCTGCACTTCCTGAATCACAACCTATTAATCCTACAAACGATGTTAATTAATTCAGAAGATTTAAAAAAATATACATTAATCCCTTCTACAGTAAGTGCGGATAGGCTTAATGTCCATATTGATAAAGCTGAAACATTTGATTTAAAACCATTTTTAGGAAGGGAGTTTTATTATAAAATGGTTACGCTTTTGGAAGCTTACGCAACTTCATTAGCAGCCAATTCATCCTACACAGCTACAGCAGATCAACAATTGATGTTGGATTTATTTGAAGGTAAAACCTATAACAATTCGCGAGGTAACACAATTATTTACCCTGGTCTAAGAAAAGGAATTGCGTTAATGGCATTTGCTCGATATACGAAATGGGATAAATTCAGATCCACAAATACCGGAGTTGTAAAAAAACGTCACGAACATTCCGATCCAATTGATAGTTCAGAGGAAGCCTCCCAAGTAACACAAGCTCGTAGCGAAGTGAACGCTATACTTGCTGAAGTAGTTTCTTTTTTAACCGACAATAAATCGAGCTATCCACTATGGAAATATAGTTACGCTAATAGAACCATGAGACAACCCGGTCCAAGGATTTCCGCAATTGATATTTATTCGGTAAGTCCTCGGCATTCACAAGGTAACATTAATAAATTCTTAGACTAATGCCTGATAAAGACATAGCAACCTTACCCGCAATTCCATCCGCACTAACAGGAGCAGATAGGACTATTATTTCTCGTCCGGGAGCGACTGAGGATTATAAAGGTACTATGACTGAGGTGTTAACTTATGTATCTACAAATTTAGCGGTAGGTGCTACCTTCTTATTTGGTACTTCAGCTCCAACAGGAGGTGTAGGTAGTAACTCAGATATATATCTAAAAACAGATGAGGGTAAGCTTTATAAAAAGATTGCCGGCACTTGGGTTCTTCAGATAACATTTGCAACCAACGCAAAAGACGGAACCGTTCTTTATGGTACAACAGTTCCCGGTGGTGGTGACGGGTCAGATGGTGATACTTGGATAAGAACTACTCACGGAACTTTTTACCAGAAAGCTTCAGGATCTTGGACTTTAAAATTTTCAATGGCCACTGGTCCCGCAGGTGCAAACGGTAAATCCGTTTTAAATGGAGTTGGTGTTCCATCTTCCGGACTTGGATCCAATGGAGAATTTTATATCGATACCGTTGCAAAGTTAATTTATGGTCCTAAAACAGCCGGTGTATGGGGAACAGGGGTTTCAATTGTTGGTCCAACTGGAGCACCCGGTTCAACTGGAGCAGCCGGAGCAGGATTTATTGCCACTTCAGTAACTTCAAATTCTATTGGAACAGGTAGTAAAACATTTACAACTCAGGCCGGGTTAGCCTATGGGATTGGGGAGTATGTTTTTGTTGTAAAGGACATATCCAATTACATGTATGGCCAAATCACAGCCTATTCCACAACTTCAATGACGGTAAACGTTTTGTCATCTACCGGCTCAGGAACACACACTTCTTGGAGCATTAGGTTAGTAGGTGAAAAAGGTGCTCAAGGTGATCCCGGTCCTGACATTACTCGTAAAGGAACCTTTACAATGCTGGCCGGTATCGGTACAATCAATGAAGCGGGAATTACAGCCAACACCTATGTATTTTTAGGAGTTCCTTCCGGTTATTTAACACCAGGGCATACAAGAATAACAACTCGTACAGTAGGTGTTTCAATAACAATTGGAAGTAGCGATTCCGGCGAATCAAGCACTTACCCTTATATATTACTTGAACCATAATGAGTACTAACGCTATAAGATTAACCAGAGGCAATGATCACACGATTGAACTTCGTGGAGTTGTTGATAAGAACGATGTATTGGTTCCGTTTACGGGAGGTAAGGTTATTTTCTCATTATTTGATGGAGGTAAGCTTATCAAAAGAAAAGAGGTAACTGATTTTACGGGCATGGACGATGGTGATGCAGATATTGAACTTACGAGCGCAGAAACATTACTTTGGCCTTCAGGTACATACTATTATCAAATAAATATCGTGGATTCAGCCACTAAGAAATATGCCCTTGACATGGATAACCAACAAAAGTTTGGTGATTACTTAACTGTTTTTGACTTTAATGTATGAGCAACAATATTATAACAGGCAAAATAATAAAGTCAACCGAAATCACTGGAAAGATTCACGGGGAAATGACATCGATAAATGTTGGAAATTATTTGTTTCCTACAGGCTTTTGGAATAACGCTTTGACTTGGTTAAACACAAAATATTGGAAAAATAATCCTTAAAAAACATGGCAACACAATTATCAGATAACGTACCTGTTCAGACTAACTTCGACCGAATAAATACCGCGATTAATGAACTTAATCAGGCATTAACCGATATTAACACAGTTGAATCTGGTTTGACTGCTGAGGCAATCACTAGGGCCGCTGCTGACACCGCATTGCAAAATGCAATGGCTTTAAAGGCTGACCTTGTTGGTGGCAAAGTTCCATCCGCTCAATTACCTTCCTATGTGAACGATGTTGAGGAATACGATAATTTAGCCGCTTTTCCTGTAACAGGCGAAACAGATAAACTATATATTGCTAAAGATACAGGATTTCAATACAGGTGGTCAGGCAGTATTTATGTTGAAATAAAAGATTCGGGTGAAACAGTTACAAGTTTTGGAGCATTGCTAAACTCCTCAACAGATAAGGCAACGCCTATAAATGCGGATTATTTTGGTATTTGGGATTCTGTAACTGGGTTGTTAAAGAAAGTTTCATTAGCAACCCTAAAAACAACACTACTTGCTGCATGGAAAGATGCAACCGGTGGACTTGTAGGTATGACTCTTTTTAAAATTAACTTTAAAAATGCTGCCAATACATTTACTTCCTTTTTAACCAATTCAAATACAGCCGCACGTACATATACTTTTCCTGATAAGGATATGATAGTTGCCGGATTGGATGATATTGCATCTTCCGGTGGCGGAGATATGTTAAAGACTGAAAATTTATCAGGGCTTGCAAATTATTCGACAGCGAGAAGTAATTTAGGGCTTGGTAATGTCGATAATACAGCAGATGCAAATAAACCTGTAAGCGCATTACAAGCGGCTGGGGATTTAGCGGCTGAAAATGCGGCCAAAACTTATGCGGATGGATTAATTACCGTATTAAAGGATGGTGTAGCTTCTCCCGGTGATACACTTCAGAAACTTTATAATTTAATTTTAGGGTTAGAATCCGGCGATGCGGTGGCAGATACCACAGCGCGAAACGCTTACAATATTCCATATCTTCCATTTACATTGTTTGTTATAGACGACGGTGATGGTAAGTGGGCAAAATACCAAGCAACCACAACCGGAGTAGGAGCAACATTTGTAAAACTTTCTGATCCTGACTTGCTAAATGCAGTCATGAGTAATGCCGCTGTGAAAATTGCTTATGAAAGTAATGCAGATACCAATGCTTTCACCAATGCGCTCCTTGCAAAACTCAATGCTATTGAAGCTCTGGCCGATGTTACCGATGCTGGAAATGTGGGTGCTGCAATCAATGGAGTTGCTGACAAGGCTACACCTGTTAATGCGGACAAGATTACAATTTGGGATACCGTTGCTAACGCCCTCAAGACGGTTACCTTCACAAACTTAAAAGCATTCCTAAAATCTTACTTTGATGGCATTTATCAAGCAATACTTGTTTCGGGTACCAACATTAAAACCATAGATGGAGTATCAATACTTGGTGCAGGAAATATAACAACGGGTGGCGGTGGTGGTGGAAGCGGTGGACGTGAAGTTATCACAGCAAGCCTTTCTGCTAATCAAAATGATTACACCATCACAGGAATGAGTACATCTGCCGGTGTACTTACCATTTTAGAATTAACTCTTACTGCATCAATTAAAATTACAGGTTTAAATAAAACAATTAGCGCAGTGGATGTTGAAGATGGTAAGGTTGTAAGGATATTTAACACATCATCAGTTTTTGGTGATGGATATATAGTAATACTTGAAAGAGGACACGCTGCAAGTGGTTCATCTGCCGCTAATAGGTTATATAATCCATGCTACAACGGTATGCCTCCAATCTTACAACCTAATGCCTACATTGACTATCAATACAGCACAACAATTGGAGCTTGGATTTATCTAGGTTCTTCTGAATGGGGAGGACCGCATGAATTTTTTGATTTATATTCTGATTTCATTTCAAGTCCGGCACCTTTTTTAGCACAGACCGGAACAGGTTCACATGATTCTGTCGATCAGAGGCATTTAAACACTACCATCCAACAAACAGTTGGTACAATTGGTGTAACTACCACAAGTAGCACTTCGCGTTATCACATCGGAACACAAAACGCATCCATATTCCCCGGATTCAATTCAATATTAGGAATGCTTCGTGTTTGTCCAAATGCCTTATCAGATTCAACCGATGAGTATATAGGCTATTTTGGTTTTCATGATACATTCTTTTCATCAACTCCGGTAGATGCTGCCTGTTGGGTATATGATAGATTGTCATCAACAGATTGGAGAATATTAACAGGTAAAGCAAGTACATTAAGTTACACCACAGTAACCGGTTTTACACCTTCTATTTCAGAATATCATTATTTGGGTATATTTATCAACGGTGATGCTACAAGGGTTGATTTCTTTTATAGCGTTGATGGTGAATCTTGGGTATTTGCAGGTTCAAAAACGGGTTCATCAGTTCCAAACACAAGCTCAAATACTTTTGGATTTGCATTTGGAATGAACAGGTCAGCCGGTGCAGGAAGTAAGAAAGTTTATTGTGATTGGATGGGTTACAGATTATCAATGAAACGAGGAGCATAATTATGAGAGTAAAATTAAAAGGGCAGTTTACGAACGGCCATCCTTACACTGGAATAATTCCAAAGGAAAGCATAACAGAGGCAGAAGCTATTGCACTTATGGCATCTTATGATGTAACAAGCAATGAGAGTAAATCAGATAATGCCGGGTTAGACTTCGCATCAATTCAAATGGAATTGTTTGACGATTTCGAATACAAGCCTGTAATGAGAGCGGCTTTATTTATCGCATTGGATGAGGTAGACCAATATACTAATCTCATTACAATGGTAGATGAAATGGCCGAACTAAGCCCACAAGGTAAAGAAATGAAATTCTGGCTCGAAGGCATGCGAACGCTTGAAAGATACGATGCACGTGTATCTACAATGCAATTTGCAATGGGGTTAACGGATGTAGAGGTGGATAATATTTTTAAACGTGCAATGGAAATTGAAGCATAAAACTTATAAAATTATTTAAATGACTATAGAAGATATACCAACTTGGATAAAAGCGATTAGCGGAACAATTGCAGGAGCTTGGACAGCTTGGAAGGTTGCAATTAAGCCTTTTAGCGAGTATGTAAAAATAAAGAATGCCAGAAACAAGGCTCTTGAAACTCTTTTACAGGAATTACCATTTATCAAAATGGCTGCAATGCGCTCACTTGAAAAAATTGAAGTGTATTGGTACCGTGCAGATTCAAACGGTTACACTATCGAGGTTAGTCCGCAATTATGCGCTTTGTTAGGATATAGTGATGACGAATTAAAAAAAGAAGGTTGGTTAAGTTATGTAATACCTGCAGAGCGATTTAACATGAAAAACGAAATGATTGAATGCGCTAAGAGTTATCGTGATTTTAGAATGCCCGCAACATTTACCCATAGAGATGGGAGCCGACATAAATATTTTGTATCTGCTGAACATGATAAATTCAGTGGATGGTTAGGTGAATTAAAACCAATTGAAAAACGTGCGGCATGATGAAAAAATTAAACCTAAGTATTAAAAACGTTTCAGCGCATCCAGCGTTTACTGCTTTGGGTTCTGCTCTTGCAATTGCATTGCCTATGATAAGCGATAATATCAATGTTATGACATTGGGAGGTTGTGCGGTCTTATTTGTATTAGGTTGTTTGGCGGGGATTAAGAAAGAAACAAGTGTTCCTAAAAAACCAAACTATCCAAAAAGAGAAAGAATATGGCATTAATACTGTTTTTATATATCGCATTTACTTTGGCTTATATACCTTCAAAATTTCAAGATAAATTATAATTATGGCAAGTAGAAACCCGCAAGACATGGATAAAAATTTACAGGATGCTTTTGAAGCTGCTGTATCAATTTGGGAGATCAACTATCCTAAACGTGCAAAACCTTTTTTAACCTGTACTTTTCGCTCCAATGAAGAACAGGCACAATTGTACGCACAAGGTAGAACTGCACCAGGCAAAAAAGTAACAAATGCCAAACCCGGGCAATCAAAACATAATTTATTTCCTTCAAAAGCTTTTGATATCGCTTTTAATATTCAAGGTAGGTTAGACTGGGATTCACAATTATTTAAAGACTTCGCAGCGATTATAAAACCAATGGGTATAAAATGGGGGGGTGACTTCAAGTCAATTAAAGATAATCCTCATTTCGAGATATAAAAGTTTTTTTCATAAGGTATAGTATAGTAAGGGCCTGTAGTGAGATACGCCCTTTTTTAATTTCAGTTAGTGCAAAAATTGCACACACTACCCAAAATTATCATCAATAGCATCGTCCAATACCTTGTCTTCTAAATGGTAATAAATCTTAGTACTCGATAAATCTTTGTGACCAAGTAACTTTTGCGCTAATTCAATTCTCATAGTACTTGCCAATTTCCTACCAAGTGTATGCCTTCCAACATCAGCAGTTAATACTTAAATTTGTGTTATGAAAAATAAAAATAGATACCCAAAATGGCTTATTTCAATAATGCGTTTCTTAAATCTTTTACCAAAAACATCTAGGTTAGACGGTCGCGATTTAATATTTAGGCACTTCAAAAAGTAATTAATTATATTTTTTATAAATTTAATTGCTCTGATTTTTAGCGAGTTACAAACTTATTACAAAATATTTTACTTTTAGGCTCAAATTAATTTGGTAATATTAAAATCGTCACTATATTTGTACCACAATAATCACTGACAATAATAACACAAATAATATGAGAATAAAAAACAATGTTCTGAAACTCATTAATAATGCTCAAAGCAGAATGAGGATTGCCTTAGCCCTAAACACTACTGAAAGGACTATTATTAGACAAATCAATACTAATAGCAAGCTCCTTACAACTGCTGAGGCTTTGGTTGCTATCTCCAAGGAAACAGGTCTTACACGTGAGGAAATTTTAGAAACTGAATTAGTTTAATCATGTTAGCCCTAACACCAGCCGAACAAAGAAAGTTACTCAATTTAACTATTGAGAATAACAAACTATTAAAAATGCGTGGTTCTGTTTCTCAATGGGTGGACATAAACGAAGCTGAGCAAATAACAGGATTAAAAGCACGGTCAATTCGCGATAAGGCAAATGAGGGTATCTTCAAAGAAATTATCAACGCTGTAACAGGTAGTAAGCCAAAAGAAATTGAAATCGGTCAAAAAGTACCAGCCATTGACTATGCTTCGACTATTACCAAGATTAAATCACTTAAAAACAACAGCTACTATATCGATTTACTCAGATACCACAAAATATTATCTGAGCAAATAGGTCAGTTTGTCCAATCGGTAGAAAAAGCCTCTGAGATTGATTTGTAAACCAAATAAGACCATGACAAACCAAGACAACAAACCAAATTATGAAAATGCCTTACACGTTCCTTATGACAAGGAGTTAGAGGATTTCTTAACAGAAAAATCTAAGGTTAAAAAGCCTAAAGTTTCTAAGCCTAAAAAGTTTAACGCAAGTCATTTGAACCTGCCAATCTGCGAAAATCAAACCTTCGATATTTTCAGAGATGGTTTTGTATGGACATCAACCGCGAATGATAAAAGAAACTTTCAACAATAAAAAAGCCGACTACTAATCGGCTCTCCTATAACAACTTTAAATTAAGACATGACAAAATTAACAACATTAACCGAAAAAACCAAAAGCCAAGTTGAAGTCCTTGACTATACACTTGAACTTTTCCACGTAAACCTTAAATTAGGTTTAGGCGAAAGAATTACTCACCTTCAAATTGACCACAAAATTGTTGAACAATGGGCGAAGTTAAACGGGTATCTAACTATTATTCATCAGCCTATTGACCAATTCGACAAGCTCACAACTACTGATATTGATTTAGAAACTTACTTAGAAATCAACTTTGATTTTGATGCTGCATTGAGTTTAGCAAATCACGCATTGGTACTTAATAATCTTCTTGAACACGTTAATCAAATCCTCAATGAAAAGATTTAGAGTAACTACCAGTCGCTTTGTATATGCCGAATCTGACGAGCATATAAACAATATCATTACCAAGGAATTAGGTGAGGAAAATGCCAAAGGTGACACGCATCCAAATTTAATATCATTATCAGAAATCCCATTTGGAACAATGGATGAAAGAGAAATTTCAATTTTATAAAACAACTAAATAATCAAGACATGGAACCACTAATTTTTATTTTACTAAGCGTAGTATTTCTTCCTACAGTTATATGGGGAATACTAAAAGCTGTCGAATTTCTTCTTGGACAAGAACCAAAAGAAGAAACACCGGATGAAGATACTCACGATGAATTTGACGGTAACCATTTTAAAAGGTAATCAATTAAACAACTAAATAATTATGACACTCATTAAAAAACCATTTGAACTTACAGTTCAGACCACAATCAAAGCCCTTATCTATGGGCAACCCGGCCTTGGAAAAACTACCTTGGCATTATCTACCCCATCACCTCTTTTATTAGATTTTGATGGAGGCGTTCACAGAGTGCAACCAATGCACCAAGTAGACACAGTTCAAATCACCTCTTGGGAGGATGTTCTTGGGGTTCTTAACGAAGACCTTAAACCTTACCAAACCCTTGTAATTGACACTGCCGGAAAGATGCTCGATTTTATGGGAGCTTACCTTATCAAAAACAATCCTAAACTTGGTAAATCGAACGGAGCTTTAACACTTCAAGGATATGGTGAGCGTAAAGCTGAATTCAATGCCTTCTTAAAAAGAGTTTCTTTAATGGGCAAAAATCTTGTGTTCGTTGCTCACGATAAGGAAGAAAAAGAAGGTGACACCAAAATCATCCGTCCTGAAATCGGAGGGTCATCCGGTGGAGATTTGGTGAAAGAATTGGATTTGGTTGGTTACATGGAAGCCATCGGAAAGAAAAGAACTATCTCTTTTGATCCTTGTGAGAAATTCTATGGTAAAAACACGTGTCAACTTCCTTCCCTTATCGAACTACCTGAATTAAAAGAAGGTGTTTCCAATGGTTTACTTTCCGGAATATTTACTTCTTACCACAAAGCTTTAGAAGTTCGTAAGCAAGTTGCTGTTGAATACAATGATCTAATGGAAGTTATCCGTGAGAAAGTTGAAAGTATAACCGATGCTACAACTGCCAATGATGTTATCGGATTTGTGACAAGTTACGAAACCCATATCTGGGATTCAAAGTTACAAGGTAGCTATATGATTATGAAGGTAGCTAAAGAAAAGGGTTTGGTTTTAAATGCTCAAAAAAGATACGAAGATCCTAAGCCTGTCGTAAGTGAGAAAAAAGAGGTTGTACAGGAAACAAAACCCGAACCAACTCCTGAACCTGTTAAGTCAGAACCAAAAGCGGAGCCATTTCAAGAAGCTACCGTAATTGTTAATCAACCTGTTGAATCCATTTTTTAATTAAAGCCATGACAGACGTAATAATTGCAGCACAAACAATTCAGGTAAATCCTATATCGGCTTATACTGAACAAGTAAATAAAGGAGTAGCAGCTTTAAGTTCTATTAAATTTATCAGCAATGATACAGAAGCTCTCACTCACACCGGCACCTTGAACAAGGGTAAGAAACTTATCAGCTTAGTTAATAAGCAGGTAGAGACCCTTTGCCAACCTTTGAAGGATAAGAAAAAGGAAATTGACGAGGCTCAAAGGAAAATCAAAGGTTATGCCGATCAGTTAACTACCGAACTTACAAAAGTAATTGGGGAATTAGAAGCAATGATCATTGCCTATCATAAAGCAGCTAAGGAAAAGGCGGATGCTCTGAGAAAAAAACAGGAGGAAGATGAAGCCAAAAGAATTGCTGCTCAGGATCTGATCAATAAAACAGCGGAAGGATTTAAAGCGGATGGAATTGATGTCGATATTCCAAAAGTAGCCGAACCAGTTCAGTTAGCCATCCCTATACCTGCCAAAGTTAAGGGTATGACATCTATTTGGAAGTACGAAATCACAGATGAAGCTTTGGTTCCTCGCGATTTCTGCACACCTGATGCAGGGTTAATCAATGCAGCAGTAAAATCCGGAACAAGGAAAATTGCCGGAGTGAGAATATACGAAGACACCATCATTAAAAAATCCTAACCATGGTACAATACAAATTTTACGCAACACTCCTGGACAGCTATCAATGGTACCTTGATAGTGAGGACGACAATTCCTTCCAGGAGTTCATTGATAAGATTAACCGGGTACCATTTACCAGTGAAGCTGCCGAAAGAGGTACTGCATTCAATAAGTTGGTGGATTTGATTAAGAACCGTGAATTAAATGTAGTTAGTGATCTTGGAGTTAATTTATGGTACCACACAGCAGGTGCAAAAGAAATCGAAGTACCTGCACATCAAATGATACATTTTAATGGCTTTACTTTTTCTTGGCCTATCGTTTCCTCCTTCGTTCGGAAATTTAAGTATGCAATTAACCAAGTATTTACTGAAGCTATTCTTCCAACTCCAAAAGGCAATGTACTTCTTTATGGTTATTTGGATGAAGTTCTTCCGGGAGGTGCCATGTATGACATCAAGACTACAAGTAATTACACCTTCCCTAAATTCTTAGGCAACTGGCAACATCTTGTTTATCCCTACTGCATGAATGCCAATGGTATCGAAGCTAACCAGTTTATCTATGAGGTTACTGACTTTAAGAATATCTATCCGGAAGAATACACCTTCCATCCTGAACGCGACACAGCGAGATTAAAAGACATCTGCACTCGATTGATAGATTTCATTGAATCAAACCGCCATCTGATCACCGACCTTAAAATATTTGCAAATGACCCAGTTCTACAAAATGCTTCAAGATAAAATTTCTGTCTTTGGAAGCACCAAATCCAAGCCAAAGGTGTATGCATGCAAAGGACAAGAAGTAGAGCTGCTGCATAAAAATCCTGAT